GTATAGCGTACTTACGCCTTTAGCGACAAAACCCTCTGGAACCGGGTGGTGCATATCGTTTTTTGGCGACCAGCCTCGCCTTGCTGCATTTAGTTTTATCTGTTGAAGTGATTTTTGAAGTGATCTTTTGGTGATGCCTAAACTTTCAGCGGCCTCAACATTAGTTGCGTACTCAATCTTAGCTCTAACATATTGTTTTTGTCTCTCGGTGATGCAAAATTCTAACAAACTTTCATCAATCATCTGGACTCTCCAGTTGTCTATTAGCTTGTGATTGTAAAACGCTCAGGTAACCTTTTGCCAGTATTAGGCTTTCTTCGTCAGTGTTATCAAAGCTATACAGCATCGTGACACCGCCGATAGTTGAGTTATCTAAGCCCAACAAAACAAATTGCTTAGGATCGTAGCCTCGTTCTTGGCACTCTTTGACTGCCTCCAGTAAAATAGCTTGGTAAGGCGTAACCTTTTTTAAGTCAATGATGTCGCCAATGTGAACAATATTGCTCATAAATACCTCAATGTATGTTTAAAGCCGTATCTTGGCCTGGTAATTTGGATTTTAAGAGCATGACATCGCCGATTAAGCTCATCATTACCTCTTCTTTGTTGTCAACTCTATCTCCAGCGACCAATAAGAGCGATAAAGTGTCGGATAATTCACTCAAAGCGGTCTGTATCTCATCGTAAGTCATGATTTATCCCATTTATTAGGCCAAGGCGGGCAAGGAAACCCCTTACTCACTAGCCAGCGGTGCAGCACACTGTAAACTTCATCGTGTTCGTTGATTTTTAAGTCCTCAGTGAAAGCCTTTTGCACGACTGCTTCCTGTATCGGCTTCCAGAGATTATCTTTAACGGTAAGCTTAGTCCAAGGAATATCGACACCCTCGCGCATTTGCTCAAAAACGGCCCTTTGATCGCACCCAGAGGCGTTTAATTCTTCGGCTAGTAATCCTAGCCATACATGGAAAGCGTTCCTCTGAGCGTCAGTTTTCGGCCTTTTTGCCCCATTTACGGGTACTACCGTAACGATCCAGCCATCTTTAGACTTAGGCCACACAGAATTGACCATTTTGGCAAGAATTTGGTCCTTATGATCAATCTTAAACTCCATATCCACAACCCCTGAGATAGTTTAAGAAGCCCGGCGTACACTTATTACACGCTAACTCGTCATTATTGGGCGGTAAGCTGGTCGTCTGTTCAAGTAACCGAACAACGTCTTTTCGCTTGACGTTAAGTTGATCAGCGATGTCGTAAGGATCAGCACCAGTATTAACGAACATCTGTAACACTTGTCTTTTCTTGTAAACATTCATAAACCCTCCTCCCGGATTACTCTTTTGACATATTCAGAATCAACACCGCACACTTCTGCGTGCCATAGCTCACCTTCGAGATACGATTTAGCGTTATTGATTAAGATTCTTTCTTCTTGGCTTGGCTGCCGAGACATTACTTGATTCCAGTTATACTTATCAATCAAAGCTAACTCAATGACCGAGAGCATAAGTTTTTTCTCTGGAAAGGCCCAATACTCTGATTCTTGATCGTAGCCAAACAGCGGGGACAGTCTTTTGATGACGCTGTGGATTTTTATAAAGTTTTCACGCCACTCTAAATTTTTTGTCTTACCTGCTCGGCTGCCTGTTGTCACAAAATTATATCACCGTTCCATCGTTGTCTTACAAGCTTACCGCTAAGAGAGTTGGCTCCCTGCTCCTTAGTATGCCACTTGTAGGTTTTGCTTCTATCGTCAAGCGATGCAGATACTCTCCCATGATATTGCAAAAGATTTAATGCCTCTCTTACATCGCCTGGTCTTGCTTTCAGTATCTTAGAATATTCCTTGCAGATTAAACCAGGATACTCGCTAATAGCCTTGTGTACCCGCTCTTTACATATCATCAGTATTCCCCTCTAGCGGCATTGGTCTGCCCTCAATTGAAGTAAACTGCATAGAGTCTTTGTGGAAGTATAGACCAAAATTCAACTCTGTGCCGTCTTGTCTGTTTTTTACTAACTTTAACCATACATCAGGCTGGGTTAGATACTTCTCATCGTAAGGTATTCCGTTTTCCCTGTAGGCTAAATGCTGCTCTCTTAGCTTGTTCCTAAAAACGACAAAGACTTTATCAGCTAAGTCTGCTATTTCACCTGCACCTCGAATACTAAACTTACCGACCTGCTCGTTCTCATCGGAACCTTTACGCATATGGCACACTAGATGAATGTGCAGCTTGTGCATCTTGGCTGCGGCCCTTAACTCATTAACAAACTCTGCTTGTGACGTATAATCTTCCCGACCAACGCCGCACATTGTCAGAGAATCAATCACTAGGTGGTCAATGTCTAGCTCTTGTCCTGCGTAATGTACAAGCCCCAATATTCGTTCCTGCGGGACCTTATCAAGACAGTCGTAAATGTGACCTACATCTTTCATCCTATCCAACCAGCCTAGCGCAAACTCCTTTGATGGAGCGCAACCTGCTGCTTGCGAACACATCCACTGCAAGGTCTCCTCTGGCTTCATTTCCATAGATGCAACCAACACTCTGCGACCTCTGGCCATCAAGTAAGTGCAAACATTACTCAGTAGCAAAGTCTTACCGTGGCCATTGATACCTGACCAGATACTCATCTGACCCTCGCCCAATCTCACTGCGTTGTGAGTCTTAGACCAGGGTAGCTTATCGCCGATCAACCCGGTGCCATGGCTCATTTGATGCACTAACCTATCGCTATAGGAGTCAAAGCTTCCTATCTCCTGCGATTCTTGCTTACCTATAAAACCAAGCAATTCTTTATCCGTTAAATCAATCTTATTCATATTTCTCTCCATTTTTTCCGGCAAAACCTCGCCTACCTTTTACCCCTAAATCCAAACTTCTGTAGGTGCTTGTTTAGTATCACCTTTCTTAATTGTCAACACATCCCACTTATCCCGCAGCTTCTTCGGGCTGAGGATGTTTGACTTCCAAAAATTATCGCTATTGGCAAACCTAAATAAATCCATGATCTCGCTATGGGAATGACCATCGTTTTCACGCATCAATCTCACTTCATTGGCCCATGTATCCATGTTGGGTTTGCGATGCTTTGGGTTTAACGCTAGAAGTAAATTGAATATGGATTCAACTGTCTCCATGTCACCTTTTTCCCAGCGTAGGTTCTTTTTAGGTTTATTTATAGGTTTGGGTACTAAATCTAGTACTGGTTGTGGTACTAAATTTGCTACTACCCCAGTATCAATATTAGTACTACCCATATGAATCGTGTACCAGTTAGAAGAGCCTGTGACTTTCTTCCGACTGATCAATCCTAAGTCATTTAACCCTTTCAGCGATTTAAGTACCGTTGCCCTAGCGAGTGAAGTTTTCTTGCAAATATAATTCACACTGGGATTGCACTGACCTGTATCTGCATTGTGGCAATCTGACAAGCAAAGCAGGACAAGCTTCTCCGATGAAGGTATATCTACCTCCCAAGCCCAGAATGTCGCCCTAGCGCTCAATGAGAGCCTCTGAGAGCCAAAAACGACTCCAGCTCTGACTCTTTATCAGCTTTACTTTGCTTCTCGCCTTTCTCTCTAAGATTTTGTGAGATTTCTAAGTGCAGCTCATGGAAGTTTGAGTCTTTCTTAAACCTACTTGACCTCGGATTGTAGTTGTCATCAGGAAACAAGTCGCCGACATGTACACCTACAGCGTCAATAATCTCAGTCGCACCACAACCTGACCAGCATTTAATCAATACATTGCCAGATGCACCCTCATCGACATAAAGACTTGGGCTGTTATCTTTGTGTGCTGGGCATTGCGCTATCCATGACCGCTTGTGGTTTCTGCGAGGCTTCACTTCTTTAACGTGATTCAACTTACTGATCAGGTCTTCTGCTGACATTCTTCACCTCGCATTTTTTTTATTAAATTAAATTCTCGTAATCTTTGCTCAGGTATGCCTTCTTTCCAAGAATACACTGACTGAACTTTGATTCCAAAGTGTTCTGCTACTTTGTTCGGACTACCGAAGTAGCCTACTATTTCAAGATATTGTTCCATTTTTTTTCCTCTCTCTTGTTGACTAGGCTTCAAATGTAGTCTAGGCTTCTTCCTGAGTCAAGCAAATTCTGGAGGGAATTATGAGAAGACGAAGAATTGTAGGGAAGTGTGAAGAGTGTAACTCACAGTTAGAGTTTATGCACTGCGATGATTGTAATGGATCAGGAGAGGGTTATCACGATGGAACTATTTGCACTACTTGCAATGGAGCTGGAGAAACTCACGAAACATACTGCCCAGTGTGTGCCGATGAGTGATTTATTTTTATTTAGTGGGAACTTTATAGCAATTTTAACTGTAGTAGTAATTTTAATTTATCTTTGGAGAGAGTAATGAAAAACGAATATTTCTTTTATATAGTATCATTTCTGTTAGCGGTATTCTTTATTGGCTATGTTGACGCACAAGAACTGGAAGAAGAGTATTGCCAGAGTCTTGAGGTCTACCAGCAAGAATCTAATCGCCAGGCTGCACTAGAAGCTGAGATTAGAGACTTGTATGTTTTCTTAATCCAGCAGAAGAAAGACATCGCTGAAGCAGAATATAAAGCTAACCACTAAACAATCCTTGGAGGGAGCAATGTGGATATTACCGAAGAACTACCAACCGTCATCAGCTTTTGTTCGGGCTACGCTGGAATCGAAAGAGGACTTGACCTTGCTGGAATCCGACATCGAGTCATCGCTTATGTGGAGATCGAAGCCTTCGCCATTGCGAACTTGGTCTCAAAGATGGAATCGGGTCAATTGGATCCCGCACCTATTTACACGGATCTTAAGACCTTCCCATCAGAGTTATTTCGAGATGCAGTTGACATTGTCACTGGCGGATACCCGTGCCAACCGTTCTCAGCGGCAGGTAAAAGGCTTGGAGAAAAAGACCCAAGACACCTCTGGCCCTACATCCGAGAGCATATCTACACAATACAGCCTGCTAGAGTCTTCCTCGAAAATGTCGAAGGACACATCTCGATGGGACTCTCCACAGTCATCAGCGACTTGGAAGAAGATAGTTACGGAGCAACGTGGGGAATATTCTCAGCGCGTGAAGTCGGCGCTCCTCACCAAAGAAAAAGAGTCTATATCATGGCCGACAGTAAGGGTCAGCTCGGCAAATGGAGCAAGTCAGAAAGAGTTGGAGCAAGGCAACCCGAAAAGGAGGCTGGAGACAGAGGTTCTGTTGTGGCCGAAAGCAACGGTGTTCGATGTGACTGGGGGGCGTTATCCAACGGAGATAGTGAACGGTCATTGGAGGTCGAAGCACTCGAAGGATCCGAACAGTCCTTGGTACGGAGCGAAGTTGAGGGATGCAGTGGAGACAGCGGAGGAGATGTGGGCTACTCCCAACACGATGGATCACTTGCCACAACGGAGCGAGGAAGCGCTGAGGAGGCAAGCACAGACAACAAGGAAAGGCAGGAGTCGTCCTGCGAATCTGAGGGAGCAAGTCAATCCAGAAGCGGTGGAGATTTACAAACAGGAGAACTGGCCGACACCCAGAGCCAGCGAGTACAAGGATTGCGGGCCAGTGGGGAGCAAGAGCCAGGTGCATATGGAGAAGCGGAGCTACCTGTGTGCCAAGGTCAAAGACCCCGACAAGCCAACTGGGAACCTGAACCCAGAGTGGGTCGAGTGGTTGATGGGTGTGCCGATAGGGTTGACAGAATTAGACTTTTAGGTAATGGTGTAGTTCCACAAACTGCTGCGAAAGCGTGGCAAGTATTATCAAGTAGACTGGAGGGTTTATGAGTAAGATTAAAAAGTTAGTACCTATTGAAGAGCCAAACACGTTTCCAGCAGATCATGCTGAAGCATCTATCGAACATGAACTTTTGTCCACATTACGATGTGCAGCCGAGAATATGGGCTATAATCGTATGGAGTTCTTAGGATGGCTAGAAGATTTAGCTGACCAAGTGTTCGATGACTTAGAAAAAGATTCTATTGATTACGATAACTTACCATTTTAGGAGAGGGATATGGAAGAAAGATACGCAATATATATTGATGGTGAACACCTTGGCTATGATGAATCTAGCTACAGTGAGCGCCAAGCTTTATATATCAAGAAAAGGCTAAAAGAGGAAAATCCAGAAGCTGACGTTGATGGTAGAGTTGAAATTATTGAATTAAGTTGTGAGGTTTAAGGAGAGGGATATGGATAACACTGAACAGAAAGCTTTTATTAATTGGATTAGTTTATGCCCGCATGGATGGCTAATTAAGCACTATGATATTTATCCGATCTTGGGTGAAGCATCTATACGTTTAGAAAAGATTAAAGTAGAAGAGGGAGAGGACGATGAATAACTCGGAAAACCTAAACGAGCTGGCAACAGCTCTATGTAAAGCCCAGAATGAGATGGGAGGCGCTGTCAAAGACGCTAAGAATCCATTCTTTAAATCATCCTACGCTGATCTTACTAGCGTAATCAAAGCTATCAAGGAGCCGTTCAATAAGAACGGTTTGTCCTATGTGCAGCTACCGACTACCTCTGACGGTGGTAAAGGTATTGGCGTTAAGACAATCCTCATGCACACCTCTGGTCAGTTCATTGAGTCAGAGTTCTATTTACCTATAACCAAGTCTGACCCACAAGCAGGAGGCTCTGCTATAACCTACGCTAGACGTTATGCGTTACAGGCTATGGCTGGCATACCTACTGCTGACGATGATGCAGAGGCTGCGATGATGCGGGGAAAGTCACTTGAGCTTGTAGAACCAAGTGAATGGGATCTGTGTTTACAGGCCGTTAAGCGCAACCAGGAGTCTGTAGACGCTGTTAAAGACTTACTAGCCGATCCTAGTGAAGAGAATGTACAATTCGCTAAAGAAGCATTTGGTGAGATTGAAGAAGACGATCAACGAGCGATGTGGAAGGCACCTACCAAGGTATCTTCTGCACCGTTTACAACTGAAGAACGTAGACTACTGAAGGGAGCATAAAATGAGCGATTATGATAACACCAATTCTGGTGCATTGTTTAAGAACGATGGTAAGCAGGGCAATCAGCCTGACTACCGGGGACCACTGAATGTCGGTGGTAAGGACTTTGAGGTATCTGCCTGGATTAAGAAGTCCCAAGCAGGTAAGAGTTTTATGAGTATGTCTATCCAAGAGAAAGATTCTTGGAAGAAAGATGCACCTAAAGCTGCTGCACCAGCGGGAAGTGATGACTTTGAAGACGATGTGCCATTCTAATGGGGGCTACAGTGAACCCTTGTCCTGACTGCGGCGCTTTATTGGAGCCAGTCCATAGCG